ACACCAGTGCCAACTTGAGCCTCTAACTTAGTTGTCTTTACTTTCGGAATCATGTCCATGTTTTTTCTCCTTTACCATTACCAGCAGATAACTGAATATTACATAAATTGCAAGTATTGTCACCCTCTCCCAACCCATCCCCCACATGGCCCAACAAGCCAGTCCACAAGAGGTGAGCAGAGCAAGAATAGTGATAAGGCGTTCTGACAGCACCTGTAGTGCCAAGCGAATGATTGCGGTTGCTTCCATTTTCTCTCCTTAATGTCGGGATAACCATATTATCATGTCTCCTCGTCATCATCTCCAAACAGACCAGCACCGTATCCCTCGTCAGCGTCCTTCATCTTCAAGGCTTCTAGCTTCAACGCACGGTCAATGACTTTCATCTTGTCGGTGATAGAGGACGTTTGGTCAGACATGACCTCTGCCATCAGCTTGTTGATGTGCTTCTCAAGCTCTGGGTTTATACCCCTGTCCTTCTTTTTGCTCATCGCTTCATCTTGCGAGGCTCGGCACGTTTCATTTGCTTTGCCTGTTCTTTCATCATCATGCGGTTGTAATCTTCAGAAGCACGAAGTTCGTTTTCTCCACCCTCACGAGCCATGCGGTCAATTTCCTTTTTTGTCATTGATTTACCCATCGTGTCGTATCTGTCTTTCATGATTTTCTGTCCTGTCTTTTGGCTTTTCTCGCTGTTGTGAGTGCAATAGCAATTGCTTGCTTTTGCGGTTTACCCGCCTTCATCTCTCTGCGGATGTTGGCAGAAATGGTTTTCTGACTACTACCTTGTTTGAGTGGCATTTCATTCTCCTCTTACAGTTTCGTAAATTGAGCCGACAGGTCTTGGAACGCCATAACCTAAAATTGCGTTGTTTATCAATCTCTGAGTGAATGACATCTTGTCTGCCAAGGATGCAGGAGCCACATAGATTTCCTGTAACCTTGCAGCAATAGCATCTGTTTGAGACTTGCTCATCAAACCGTATGACACCAAGTCATCACTGATGTACTTCCAATCTTTAATTGCTCCAGACAAGCTACCTTCCGCTTTGTCAGCAATAATTTGACCGACAGCTTTGGCAAACTGTTGCTTACCATTAGGCTCTGCCAAAACAATACGTGATACTTCAGCAAACTCTTCACGGTTTTTACCAAGAACAATGTCTCGCACACGCCTAGAGTCTGTTGTTCCAGCAAGAATTACTTTGGCCTTATCCTCTGCGGCTTGTCTGATTGCAGATGCTTCTGTACCAGCTTGGTTTGTAACAGCGGCGGCTTCTTTTTTACCAGTAGCTTTAATCTCAGATGCTGTTTTCTTTTCTAGCTTTAATGCTTTTGCTGCATCTTGTATGCGTTTTTGCTCAACCTTTGCCGCTTGCTTTTTTGCTTCAGAGGTAATATTTGGAGTTTGCTTTGTCAACATCTCTGGCAAACCTTGCGCTTCTGTACGCAAAGCTGTAGCAAGTTTTCCTCTTGCGCCACCGAATCGTTCTGCCCTAGCAAGGTTCGTGACATACGCTTGCGCTTTTGCTTGCAAGTCAGACAAAGATGGGTGAGACAAGAAGTCTTTATTCTTTGCTTGGTTTAACCAAGAACTTGCCTGTTGAGCATTCATTCCTCTAAGTTGACTTGCAACGAAGTCTCCAGCAGTTTGTCTTACAAGACGCTCATCACCTGTCTGCGTAATTAACCTGTCAACCCCTGTTTTATTAGAGAAAAATACATTTCCAAGTTCGGCAGGTGGCTTTAACACATCTGCTGTGCCTTGCTCTATCTCAGTTAAAGATTTACCTGCCTTTGTCTCAAACTGTTCCAAACGCTTTGTGGCCTGTGCCCAGTTGTCTTGCAAAGCTCTACGCTCTACTTGACCAACATAGTCCTCTTGCAACTTCTTTAGCAAGCCATAAACATTTTGTTGAACTTGTCCTCTGACGGCTTCATAACCTTCAGGTGGGTTCTTGAACACTGTGCCAGCAAATCTACGGGCATCATCAGCCGCTTCAAAAGATGAGCGAAAAACCCTGTAAAACCGTTCTCCATCTTGTTGCACCGGAAAGCCAAGTCTTGATGCAGCTTCCGCTTGTTCCTTTGTCAACTCATAACGCTGGTCAATCACAGAGTCACGGATACGCTTGTAAAAGGCAAGCACACCAGGGTCTGTAACTTTACGCACAGTTGGAGAGGTAACTAGGTCAAAAGGTCTTGTTAGAATCTCTATCTGCTTGTAGGCATCCATGTCAGATAGCTTCACGCCTTTGGCTTCGTTTGCCGCAACAATTTTTGCTTGCTCTTGACGCAAGGTTTTATCAAGCACATCTCTTTCATTAATGATGGCTTTTTGTCTTGCCAAGGTAGTTTGTTGTACAGGCGTAAATACATCTGTCAAGGGTTTATCTTGTCCGATAGTTTTTATTTCTGCTTGCGCTTTGCCAATGTTTTGCTGACCTCTTTGACTCAACTTACCTGACTGTTGTCTCAAATTTGCAATTTGAGTACGGGTTTGTTTTTCAAGTTGTTGAACTTGAGCTTGAGCTTTACTGAGAATATCTTTTGCATCCATCTCTGCAAGTTGACGTACAGACGGACTGTAAGACCTTGCTCTTGCTCTAATTTCATTTGCACGTTTTGTAGCATCATCTAAGATTTGTTTTGATTTGAAAGCAGCTTGTGACTCTATTGTTCCAGCATCTGTTGCCGCAGTACTACGCAACCGTGCAACATCCTTCTTCAGCATTTCAACAATTTCTTTTTCTGCTTCTATGCTGTTTTGACCACCACGAATGTCATCCAGCTTCTTTTGAATGAATGCACGTTGCTCCCCAGACAAATTCGGTGCAGAAATACCTTGCTCTTGCAATAACTGTCCTACAGTTCTGCCTGTAGAAAAGCCAGGTATCCCCATCTTTGTACCTAAGGCAGAAACTAATCCACCTACTCTTGTGCCTAAATATTGAATAGGAACAGGGCCAAGAGTGCTTGCCAGTAAGCGAACTGCTTCAGCATCAAGACTAGGGCCATACTTGGATTCATAAATCTGACCAGCAGTTTCTCCAGTTATGCCACCAACAACACCCGTTGCCATTGCCGCAGGGCGAGATGACTTCATGGCTGTACCAGCTAACTCTAAACCTGTTCCTACATATCTAGCGGCTCTTCCTACAGGGCCAGGCAAGGCTTCACCTTTACGTATAATCTTACCTGTTGTTTCTGCTATTTCAGGAAATACAGTGCCAGAAATACCGCCTATCAAACCTTGACGGCCTACCTCTGTGCCCTTTTCTAAAAGGCTAGGTTCTTTCTTTGTGGACTCAGGAACAGGCAATTGAAAAACATCATCTTCAAATTTAATGGTTGTTTTAGGAGCCTCGTCCTCAAATTTGATTGCCATGATTACTCCACAACGGCATTTCTGCCGTTAATAATAATTTTTGTATCTTTAGGAAGATTTGCGGCTTCTGCTTCTTCCATAGACGCAAAGTTTCTACGCTGAGTTTGAGCGTCATCTCTTGTGTAGTCTTGACCAGGAACAAGATTTGTCCTCATGCCTTCTCTTAAGTTGATTTCTGGCAATCCATACAACTGACGTTTGAGTTGAATAGAGTCATCAACACGCTTAGCCATACCACCAATTTTGTTCAACATACCCTGTGCATCATCACCTGGTTGTGGAACAGCACCATAACTACGTGCAGCCTCTCCACCTGTCACAGCTTTACCAGATATGTTCAAATAGTAATTATTGCGAATGTCTCTAACTTTTGTTAAAAACTGTTGCAACTCAGGAGGTATTTCTGAAGACAATAGTTGATTTAAATAGTCTCCTTTTTCTGAAAAGAATGCTTCAACTCGGTATTGTTTTAACAGTTGATTGAGTCTTGGATTTTTTAAATCTTGTACCAAGCCTTGCAAATCGTTTTTCAAGATTACATCTGCTGTGTAACCTTCTGTTACTTTTGCGCCTGGCTTTAAGAATCCACCCTGTTGCGCTTTTGCATTTGCTAGTGCTAGTGCTTGTTCTCTAGCAAGCCTTGCTCGTTCGTCTGCGGCAAGACGATTCTCTCTTGCAATACGCTCTTGCTGTTCTCTAGCTGCTTTAGCATCTGCTCTAGCATTAGCATTTTGTACAAGAGTATTGTTAAGTCCAACAACGGTATCTATGTCTTTTCTTGCTTTACGGACATTTTCAAGAACAGCAACATCACCCTGACGGTCACGTATAGCTTTGAGAACTGGAGACTCAGCTTCTGCAAGGGCCATAGTGACCATCAAGTCGCCTCTTTCCTTGTCGTACTTTTTGACTTCCATAGCCTCTGTCAACGCTTTTTCTAGCGTGGCTACCTTTGCTTGCATGGCTTTGAAGTTCTTGTCGAACTCTATTTGCTCTCGCTTGTACAGGTCTGCTCTACCTTTTTGGTAGCCTTCCAACATGCCGTTCATGGCATACATAGACCGCTGTGCATCACTTTTACCAACAAGCATTCCAACAATGCTAATAAGAGAGAACATGGCGGCTAAGTCAGTAGCAGTGTCTTTGGTAGGAACAAACGCCATAGTAGACATCTCTTGACGAGCTTGTTCCAAAGTTTTTCTCTCTGGCATGGCCTTGACTTCATCTGCAAACGTGGCAAGGTTCTCTGCCTTCATCTTTGCTTCTGTAGCTTTTTCTTGTCTCTTTGCTTCTTCAATAGCAATGTCAGCTTTTCCAACAGCTAAAGCGGCTTTTGACTCTTCACTACTCAACTCACTCAGCACAGGGCCAACTTCAACAGGCCCAATCATTCCTTCTGGCGTAGGTTTAGGTTGTACCAACGCTGCCGTTTTAGGCAACTTTGGCATGACTGGCATTTTGGTGAAGTCACTAAGAGCAGAGGTAGCCATCATTAGCCTCCAGGTGTCGTTGTTGTTGTTTGTGTCGTTTGTGTAACTGTAGGCGTACCTGCCAACGTACGCATGATGTTGTTGAAGTAGCTGGAGGTCAGTTGATTTGCATACTGGTCAGCTTGCAAACCTGTTCTGATAGCACCAAGAACAATCTGGTCACCAATACTGGTTAACTTCAAGCCGTAATCACTTTGCTGTTGCAATAACTGGTTACGGATAGCCTCTACTCTGGCGGCAGTCTGTTGTGCGCCTACGCCGCCACGGGCAGAAGCAGCTTGTGCGGCTTGTGCTTGTGCGGCTTGTAACTGCTGTCTGGCAACAGGTGTGAGTTCCCCAGCCTGTGCTTGACGCTGTAACTCTGCACCTTTTTGCAAGTAAGGGGCGGCAAGAGCTTCCATTTCTCTCCTGCTACGTTGACCTTGTTCTGAGGCTTTTCTAGCCGTTCTAGCACCAATAATTGCTTGAATACCACCCAAACCAAGTCTGGCAAGTGTGTCTTCTTTAAGGCCTGTAGCTTCTGACAAACGAGCCAGCACGCCTTTGTCGCTTGGCTTGAGAACATCTGTCAAGTCTGCTTTTTGGCTTCTATCTTCTACAGGGGGCAAACCAGCACCGTAACCTTGTGCGCCGTACAAAGCGGCTCTGTCTAGTGAGCCTATATTTACTTCTGGTACAGGCCCAACTTGTGGAGCAGGAGCATAAAATGAATAGTCAGGTTGTGCAAATACACTAACTGGAGGTAAAGCAGTACCTTCTATGTTGGTTGGTGCGGCTACAGACATCGTTGTAGGTTCTGTAAAAGCAAAGTTTTGTTCGTACTGCGGAACATACGGTTGTGCTGTTGCTTGCTCACCATACATGTCATACGTGAATTCTTCTTGGAAAGAAGGGATGCCTGTTTCTGGGTCAGGCATACCGCTACCACCCCTGTCTTTCAGCAGTTGTGCTTCTTCAGGGGTGATGTACGCAAGCATGTGGTTTTCTGGTGCTTTTGCTTGCAACAAACGAGCAATCTGGCGCACATCTGCACCAACACGGGTGATGTTTTTAAGTGTTGCCATTCACAGTCCTAACGCATCTTTAAGACGCAAAGATTCTTCGTTCCACACACTTTGCCGTTTTTTGCCAGATTCTTTGCTCTCAATTTCACCTGCTCCACGACTTGATGTCAAGCCAGTTGTGGGTAGCGGTGCGGCAGAGGACAGGTTCAATCCTTCATTTAACGGTGTTCTTGCAGTCGGACTTACGCCCGTGAAGTACATGCTTGGATAGATTGTTTTAGCAGGTGTTTGCTCTGCTGGTTTCTCAGGTTCTTTTGCTGATTTCTCAGGAATAGGCTGATTTTCTTCTACGATTTCTCTCTGACCAGTAACTTTCACTTCTGGCAAGCTGTCAGTCACTGTGAAGGGTAAGACATTCTCAGGTGCGGCTGGCTCCCGCTGTGCAGTGACTTTCACTTCTGGCAAAGTATCAGCAGGTGCTGATGATGGTTTTGTCACAGTTGTAGATGTGTATGGCAACACGTTTTCAACCGCACCAGCCTCTCTACCAGCAGTAACCCTGATTTCACCAAGCTGGTTTCCAGCATCTGTCATTGTTCCTGTACCTGCATCTGCAAGTTGAGTACCTGGCTGTGCTTTGCTGGTATCTACCAATTTTTGTGCGTCAGCAGCAGCTTGTTGTTCTGGTGACAGTGTTGCTTTGTAAGCCTTGTCTTTGTAAATGTCGTATCCCACATTTGCCAAATCAATCAACTGTGTATTAACAGCAACATCAATAGCTTTTTTAACGTCTCCACCAGTAGCTATAAAAGTACCAACGCCTTTACCAGCAGCAGTACCAACACCTGTGGTCTTGCCAAACTCAGTAGAGCCAACAGCATCTCCAACACCTGCTCCTATACCGCCAGATACAGCATTTCTGATAATGTCTTCTGGCCTACCACCCGCAACAACTGTACCTGCGGCAGAGCCTGCGGCAGAACCAATAGCAGCAGAGCCTGTAGATGTTGCTGTGCTGATGCCAACATAGGCTGTCACACCAGAAACAGCACCTGCTTTAAGAGAATCTTCTAACGAATTACCTTGAGCCAATGAACTAGCAGTAGTAATTGCAGCAGAACCAGCGGCAGTAGCGGCAGCGGCAGAAGGAGCCGCCACACCAACCGTTGTCAAAATAGAATTACCAATAGCTGGAATCAATGCTGGATTGACAATGGCAACGACAACAAGAGCAACTGCTGCTACTTTTTTGAATGCGGATTTAACTTTTCTCCAAAATTTACCCATGTCATGCTCCTATTTCTCTAGATGCAAGCATCTGTTCTGTTATTTTGCCCAAAGTTGAAAACACCGCCAAAGACGGATAATCAACCTTCATGTCCAACTCATCTGGTTCTACCAACTTGCTTGCAACAGCTTGCTCTTTAAAGACAGGATACAAAGTCCTATCTTTAATAACAGCATCAGCCATCTGACCAACTTTTACAAGTGCTTCAGGCGAAACGCCAACACTGGCAAGATATTCTTTGATGCCTTGCTTTGCTTCAAACATCTGTTTGTTTGACGATTTTGTTGCCATATCACACTCCTAAAGCTGTTGCTATCTGTTGATGAATGGTCTGGTGTACACCTATCCAATCATAGAAATCTTCTTCCACATTCCAGTCACTGTCGAGCAATTGGAAGGGATTATCCAAGCCTAGAACACTTGCCAGACGCTGATGTTCTTGATTGTGCACAAACAGCCAGTCATCCAAGTTATCGTAATCAGCATCTGTCAGTGGATACTTCTGCACAGCAATACCGTTATCTCCCAAGATTTCGTAGAACAACTGGTGTTGCACACCGTTCTCAAACAAGAATTCTCCCAGTCCGTCTTTGTCACCAAACTTCACGTAAGACAAAACTTCAAAATTCATTTGTCTGCCTTGTTGTCTAGTTTGTTGAAGATTTGTTTGAGAATATCTTTGACTTCAGAAATGTCAGCACGGTAATCATCTTTTGCCACATATTCTTTAGGTAATTCATTTATCTTGTCCTCCAGTTTCTGTATCTGTCTTGTCGTGTTGTTAAAGACATAGACAGCAAGAAAGCCAGCAATGCTGACCACGATGTTGAAGATTTGTTGGTTATCCATGTCAGACAGCGTAGTAAGGTACTTTTACTACCACCCCGTTAAGGTTGACTTGCATGAATCCAGCAGGTTGCAAAGGCAGACTTGCTATGCCGTATGTTGCTGTAGCCGTTGTATTTCCTGTGAAATTGAACACAGCAGCGTTGGTTGTGCCACCAATAATGGTGACGTTTGCCAGTGTCAGGTCGCCTACGTTAGATACTGTGCTACCAAGGGTCAGGGTAGTGTTACCTAACACCACGTTAGAGTTCTGTAGGTTGCTGTTACCTATGGCAATAGTGACGTTAGAAGCACTTGTCAGTCTGCCTTGCTGGTCTACGGTAAAGGAAGCTACGTTTGTAGCGTCACCGTATGTGCCTATAGTCACAGCAGTGTTGGCAAGAGATACAGTGCCTGTAGAGGTTATAGGGCCACCTGTAAGGCCTGTACCTGTGGCTACGTTGCTGACATAGACAACCTCAGAGTTATCTACCTTCTGCCACACAGAGCCGTTAAATACACACCAATCACTTATTACCCAGTCTGTGATGCCGTTAAGGTTGGTAGAGCCAGAAACAGACACAACATAGTAGTCCCCTTTCGTACCTACGCTAGAGGTAAGGGTAGGGTCGTTGGTAGCGGCATCCCATGTACCTTTGTAGTTAAGTGCAGCTACGACATTGAGAGAGGAACTGACTGTTTTTAACATGGTTTACCTCATGAACCATCGCCAGGTGTCACGTAGATAGTAGCGTTGCTACTAACGGTAATGCCTGTGAAATAAGCGTTGGGTACGAAAGAGAGAATCTCATCTGTACCTGGCAACAGTGGAATAGATGTGCCTGTGGTAGTAATGACTGCGGCATTACTGTTTGCACTAGCACCATCTGAGCCGTAACCTAGAAAGACAGTAACAGTACCAGCATTGATGATGCGGTACTGATTACCACCAAGCGTGGTAGATACGGCTTGTACAGCAGCAGGTGCTGTTGTAGCCGCTAGGAAAGTGACAGTGTTGCCTGTCCTTGTGAAGGCTTGAATTCCCATTATGTGTTGCTCCAAGGCACTCCTGTGGCAGTCACTGGATTCTTCTTCAGTTCAATCTGAGCCACTAAAAACGTCATGGTTATGCTCCTTTTAATGCGGCTACATCAGCTTGCAGTTAGGTGATGATTGTTTTCATCTCTTGGCAATGCCGCCTTAAGCTGATTTACTGTTGAAGCAGAGTCAATCGCTATTTGCATGGCGGCATACTTGTCACGAATGGCTTGTCTAGCAGTCTCTGCCGCTGTTGCTTCAGAGGGAATGGTTGCCTTGATGTCTAGCGGTGCAAACTCAGCAGACCGAGCCGCCCTGCGCTTGTCGTGGGCAATGGCTTTTGCCTTGGTCATGTTGATGACGATGGTCATTTCAGTTTCTCCATGTTGCGCCACATGAGATGTGGCCGATTGCACTTCGGGTTACGCCAAACTGAGCAGCGATAGCGCTCTGAGTGACTCCATTTTCAAGCATGTGCTTAATCTGCACAACCTTGTTTTCATCGAGCTTTGTAGCACGTCGGTTTCTCGCTTGCTCTGTAGCGGTTGCCCATTTGCAGTTTTCTTTGAAGTAGCCAAGCGAATTATCAATTCTTTCAATACTCAACCCATGCGGCTGGTTTCCCATGTCTTCGAAGAAACCTGCAAATGTTCTCCACTTTTCGCAGACTGTTATTCCGCGAGCGCCATAGTCTTTGAATGCGTGATGACTAGGATTGTTGCACCTGCGTACCATTGAATCCCAGACGCGGTATTCGTTCGACCTAGACATTCCGTGCGAAGTCCATGAGCATCCGCAAGACTGAGTTTTACCGCTGGCAAGATGGACATGCTTTACAGCTTTTTCAGTCCCACACTCGCAAACGCATTGATACATACGTTCGTTGCGAGTTGAATGCCTAAATGACTCACCGACAGACCATTTGCCGATCTGTTTGCCAGTCAAACTTGGTGGACTTAGTCTTGCCACGACCAGGCATCCCTAAAAAGTCTATCGCTCGGCACGTCAGCCACGTCCACAATTTTGAAGGGCTTGCCAGCGGGCACATCTTTGGCCGCAATGGCTTCGATGCTCAAGCCGCACTCGGCAGCGGGTACGATTACGGCCACGCCACCTTCGTCATTCGGGTAGATGATGCGTTGGTTTTCCATTTGGGTTTCTCCTTGGGTGAATGGACGGGATTAGCGGAAGATGGCGACATATAAATAAGCATTATCAATAGCGCCGGGTGATGTGTATGTGTAGCCAGTTACAAGTCTTATTGCTGTTGTTGATGGTGTTCCATTAAAAAATGTAACACTCTCCCTTGTTAAACTGTAGTACACGGTAGAACAGTTTGCCGCATAATTCGCATCAGGCATCGCAGTCGTAAAGTTCACGGTGTAATCACCAGTTCCGTTATCCGTAATACTCGACACATTCCCACTTGCACGAATTGCCACTGTTCCCAAGCCGTTGAAATTGACCCAAGCCCTACAGCCGTATGCTGTTGCTACAGAGCCGTAGCCTGAGTTGAATTGAAAGTTACCAGAGGCATCAAACTCACCACGCTGTGAGCCACCAGTTGCAAATCCAACCCTGTCAGCGCCGGGGAAGTAGATGCCGGTGTTGGTGTCGCCAGTGGTGGTGATGGATGGTGCAGTATTGCTACCCGCACCAAATGTTGCTATGTTTGCACTTATATTTCCAGTAATAGCAACATTACCCAAAGATGTTTGGTTGCCAGTAACTATCAATGTAGACACGTTTGCCGTGCCACTGACGTTAGCACCAGTAATAGTCACATTACCACTGCTGATAGTGACGTTTGTGAGCGTCACATTACCAAAAGAAGTTACTGTATTACCAAGCTGTACAGCGGTATTACCGATAGTGACAGGGGTAGCAAAGTTAGTATCTAGTTGCGATAGCGGAATTGCCGCAGTCGCAGAACCAAAAATATTAGGAACAGCCATATTAGAACCTCACTCTCAATTCATGTTCAAACTCAATCGTGTTGACAGTTAGCGCAGGGTCTGTGCTAGTCATTGTCAACCCCAAATACTTACCATACTGTTGTGCATCTGACTTGTACAAGGCATACCCCGCACTTGTCAACCAGCCTATTGTCGTAGAAGAATTGTTCACCCACGTTAATGTGACATTCTGGTTGTTGTACCAAGTCACACTGTTGTTCAAGGTGTACACAGGGCTAGAACCACTCTCACTATCTACTGTCACATTGAATGTGCCACCAGTGGTAAGGGTAGCCTCAATACCAAACTTCAGAGCCTGTTTGGTACGGATAGGGTCACGCATAGGAGACAAAGAAGTCTGTATCTCTGAAGACACATTAGCAGTCGCATCCCCGTACAAACGGAAAAGTGCTGTGTCTGTCACACCATACAGGTTAATCAAGCCGCTTACAGGGGCAGAAGAGACATACCGCAACTCACCCTGGCTGGTGATAAACCATTTCTTCTCAAAAAAAACGCACTGTACAAACCTGTCTCCCGTGGTTGTGGGGAAAGTAGGCAGCAGGTAGAAGTTAAAAGCCGCACACAGGATGTTGTTAAGCAAGACTTGACCAGCAGTTACAGGCTTAGAAAAGTCGATATAAGGGAAAATACCATCAAGCTGGTCAGAAATCTTGCTGGTTGTTGAGCCTACAAGGGCATACACCCCGTAGTTATTCATGAACAACACAGAGCGGAAATAGGGGAAAACAGCGTATTTCAGCTTGCTACCAACAGACGCAGAAACGTTGGTGTTGGTAAACAGGGTATCTCCTGTATTTGTAATCCTGACATCAGAAAAAACGTTAATACTGTCTTCACCGTAGATATACAAGAAGTTGTTGGCAGATACCATGTGTTGGATATTGCCACGCAACGTAGAGTCAGAAATAGTTTCAGCACCAGCAGAAACAGAGGTGAAGTCGGTAGGGCTGGTGGCAGAAGAATAGGTGACTGTACGACCTGTAGAAATCCACACTCGCCCTGAGAAAGTGGCAACGCTGGATATTTCTTCCAGATTGGGTACGCCAATCACGGTTGCATTTGCATTTCCAGACAATGTAGGAGGTGCGGCTATGGTGACAGTAGGAACACTTGTAAAGTTATCCCCCACGTTTGTCATGATAACTTCTGTGACAGCATTGCCAAACACAATAGCTGTAGCAGTGGCATTGCCACCGCCTCCACCAGTAATGGTTACAGCAGGAGGAGAGGCAGGGTCATAGCCAGAACCACTGTTGGTTACCTGTATGTACAGAGCACCCTTGGTGAATGTCAGAAGTTGGGCAATAGCGTTAGCACCACTACCACCACCGCCTGTGATTGTTACTGTAGGTGCGGCTGTATAGCCACTACCACCGTTGGTAACAGATACAGAAGTTACAGCATTTGCGGTGATAGAGGCTTCTGCCGTAGCTTGCGTACCATTTGTCTGGTTAGGAGCAGAGATTGTTACTGCTGGCGCAGAGGTGTATCCTGACCCCCTGGCTGTCAAACCAATCCTGCCAACACCACCAACCTTCAGCAAGTCAGTGCCATCCCAAGTAAACAGTCCTTTATTGGGGTCACCGATAAATACTTCTTCATTCTTCCACTGAGCGATAGACACGTTGGCAGACGAGAACGTGCCTGTCACACCGACATTGCCGACAGTCCCTGTATCTATAACTACGTATTGCGCTCTACCGTCTTCTTGGAAGGCCAACAAATAGTCAGATAAGCCAAGATTGGTGTTGGAGAGGGTAGTTACTGTATTGCCAAACGATATAGCGTTATTGCCACCATCTTTGACTGTGACTTGAGCAGGGACAATCTTGATGTTGCCAAACCCGATAGGCATGGCATTCTCAATCCAAGAAAACTCCTCGTCATCAATGGCTGTCCTGTTGGACTTGGTGTTTAAGCCCTTGAAGTTCTTATAGACAGCATAAGATTTCTTTTGCTCTGCTGCTGCCATGATTAGAAGGTAGAGTAGGGGTCAGGGATTCTGCGTGTGTACACAGAGTTCAACACCGCTTGGATTTGCTTTGCATACTCCTGCTTGTATATCTCAGCTTCTCCGTAGCTCTGTTCTTTGTACTTGGCTTTGTAAGCCGCATAGAAAGCTACAGGCGAGGTGTAGGGGTCTTGAATCTGGTCGGTAGCGTTAGGCGTGTTCAAGCTCAAGGCAGTAGGCAAGATAGTGCTGTCTATCTCTACGACATACGCTTGGTCAGGAACAGGGCCAACATAGATAGTGTTTTGTCCGTAAACAGAGAAACACACGGGTCTGCCAACATAGTTTTGCCAGTAGCGCAGTTGAGCGTTGAAGTTTGACCAGGGCAGATACCGCAGAGGAATACGGCTGTTACCCCAGTAAATGTTGACGTTCAGGATGTCTAGCGTTGTACCAGTAGCAATAGTGGCATAGGGGATGATTTCCGCAGGGCCAGAATACTGCAAAGTAGCAGTGCCATCTGTGAACGGGGCAGAAGGTGGGAAAGTGTAGCCAGAAGCTGGATAAGGCGGAGCTGTATTACTTAACACACCACTGACAGTTACTTCGTAAATGAAAATGTTATTAAATACAAATTCGCCAGCAGTCACAGTAGCACCCGCAGTCCATATAGTTGCGGCAACACCTGTACTTGAAATTGGGGTGGCAGTAATTTGAAGGGTACGTAAGCACCCAGTATCTCTCGCTACTCGCTCACGGGCATCGTTGATGTAGTCCGTTAGCTCCGAGGTTGTCCAGAAGACAGAGTTTGCATCATGCAATAACCGCTGTACTTCCGTGATGTAGGAAGAGAGAGTTGCCATGTTACCTTCATGTTATGCAACCCTCTGATTGACCTTTCCCCCAACGGATTTCTCAATCCGTAAGGGTACTACGCCAACCGCCGAGGGTAACGAGCGGTTCTTTGTTGGATTTTCTGTCGAAATGTTTAACTTCTTCAGAGTTTCCATTGCTTCTTCAAGTTCGCTGTGGAGTCGTATCATGCCCAACTGGACTAGATACTTTTCCTTGTCCTCGTCTTGGTAACCAAGCATGTGCCTAGCGGCAGGTACAGTTATTTGAACTGTCTTGCCAACAGGAAAATCGTAACCGACATAGTTGTACTCAGCGTACAAATCTTTGTCGGTATTGTTGGTTACATAAACGAGGTCTGTCATAGTGTTACAACGTCACCGTACACAGTAATATCAACAGTGTTGTTTGCTGCCGCTCCTGTGTTCACGCACACAAACAAAGGTGTTGTATAGATTTTGGTTGACGTATTTGCTGTCAACGCAAGGTCTTGATACAAACCTGTGCCAGTGATGTTTGAGAGAACAGTTGCATTAGAAACTGCGTTTGCCAAGTTACCATCATTGCTTGTGAAGATAGTAACGTTGGCAGCGGCAACACTTCCGTTGGCATTAAAAGCAGTAATACGGCGAACGATGTAGCCAGTACCGACAGTGGAAATTGTTGCCACAGCATTACCAGTATTTCCCATCGCAACGGGAGGATTGGTAGAGCCAACAGCAAAATTGCCGAAACCGTCTGGGTACAGTGAGCCTACATGGTTTGCGTTCATACTGTCTCCTTAGCTTGTGTAGGTGCTATTTGCACTGATACCACCATTGATGGTCAATGCTGTAGCAGCACCAGCACCAGCAATAATTGACTGTGCAAACACGTTCACGCCATCAGACAAAATCATGCCGCCAGTGTTATTGGCAAGCAAAGTTGTGATAGAAGAGCCGTTATTTGCAGTAACAATTACGTTAGCTGATGGAAACACCATATAAGTACCAGCAGGAATCACAGTGCCAGCGTTAGCGGCAGTCAGTGAAACATTGGAGAAGTAAGCACCAGCAGTGTTGGTGGTTGCATTCGCCAGAATGATTTTGTTCATTGCTAAAGCCATGTCTTATCTCCTTACAGTGAGAGGTAGTTGTAACCCGTCACCTTGGTCATGGCTTTGGGCTTGACGTTCACCAATTCGGCAATCATCAAAACCGCACCGACATAACCAATTTGCCAGTTGGGGAGAGTGGACTCAAAGCCTGTAAACACAAACGAACCTTGCTCGTGGATGTACAGAGACAAGTAGTTGGTGTTCAGGAAGTACACAGTACCTTCTGGGCAGTAGGGGTCTGGATAGATAGGTACGCCAGCAACCATCAAAGCACGGAAAGCGGCTTGAGGGCCATTGGTTTCACCGTCAAAACCTGCACCTGGGGTGATAACGTATTGCTCTTGACCAACAAAGTCTTGAGCCAACAGTGTCCAAGTACCAAAACCGCAAACACCAAAAGAAGGCATTTCTGCACCGTTTTTGACAGTACCAGAGATGTATTGCAGGATGTTTTGACGGGTTGGGTTCACAGAGCCAGCGGCATACTGAGAGGATTTCCACCAAGTGTAAGAACTACGGTCAATATTGCCGTAAGTACCAGAGTTAGCAACAGCAGCGGGCAAACCGATGAACTGTTGGGTATTGCTGGTGTTGGTGTACAAGGCCGTTGCCATTGCATCCATCATCACGTTGGTTGCATCGTTCATACGAGCTTCAATCAACGGAATAATGGCCGCATCTTGCTGAACTGCGCCTTCCATACCGAGGAAGGGTACGGGAGAAATCATCAGTTTCAGGTCGAATTCAGCGTTGTAAGCACCTTGCTGGACTGACGGTTGGGCAAAAGAGCCACTGTAGTCAGACCATTGAGCGTTCACAAACTGTGCGCCTTGGACAGGAACGGTTACAGAAGACACACCACCAGAGGCAGACTGACTGTTGGCAATCAGAGCCGCCATCAAGGGCGTGGAGTTGTAAAGCTGGACAACCAGCTTAGGGATAAAGGCTCTACGAGTTACATAAGTCAGTTCATTGAACTGTGCTGACCCTGTAGCTGGTAGGATGCCGCCGCCAATAGCCATAAGGCCTCCTTACGTGGTTTGAAAATTACCCTCTTACAACCCAATAGGACGTTGCGGTTTACGCAGGTCATTGAGCGCATTCATAGCCTCATTCCGTGCAGCGGAGACAGGATTCTTCCAATACTTGTTCAAGTCAAATTGCTTAACAGCACTTGGGTTGTATCCAGTTGGTGTAGGCACTGCGGCCTGTTTCATCCACTGATGGTATTCGGCTGCTGTCTCGTGGTTAGTGATACCACGCTCCAACATGATTTTTTCTACATCACTAACCTCGGATTCGTTAGCAATCAAACCCTTTTTCATCAAAGACTGGCGGCGATTTTGCAGTTCTTCCAGAGCTTCTTTCTCACGCAACTTGGCTTCCAAGGCTTGCACACGGTCTTCCGAGCGGCTAACCGCACGGTGTGTGTAGTCTTCAATGTCAAGTTCGGGGATAGGAAGGTCAGGTTTGACCCGCTTGGTCATCCGCAAAAAGTCTTTGCGAGTTTCTGGGTTCTCCGCAAGAGTTTGTGCAAGTGCTGCCAACTCATCACGGGCTTCTAAGGACAGATTTTCTAGTGACATAAAGTTACCCCTCTTTATACGTTCCAAGTTGCACCACGTTTCATGTAACCAATGTTTGCATGGGATACATTAAACATAGTTCCAAGTTCACGATGAGACAAACCAGATTCACGAATGAATTTAATTTGCTCTTCGTTCAACTTCGACCCACCGCATTTTTCTCCACTAGCAGAACGCTTCTTTGCAACCATATCAGCAGAGTTTTCTGCGTGTGTAGCAAGCCAAAGATGGTCTGGATTCACACAAAGGCGGTTGTCACAAGCATGAGCAACAACCATACCGTCTGGAATTTTTCCTTTGTATGCCTCGTAAGAGGCACGGTGAGCAGAAGCTGTCTTGCCTTTTTCTGACCCACAAAGACCATAACCAGCGTTAGAAGTACAGCCAAGCCACACCCAACACCCAATTTCAGGCACTGGTGTAGACAGGCGTTCAATACGCTGTTGGTCTTTTATCATGACTATATAACTCTTTTGCCATCGCCTGGCTTTTGGACAGCCATGCTGGACTTGTTGAGTTTATTGGGGGCACTCAAGCCACCAAACTGAGAAAAACGGGGGGTGTTGGTGACAACGCCATTTTGTTGGTTGTTGTCAGTTGGTTTGCGAGGTGCAGCAGCGGCACGGGGCTTAAAAAGTTCCATCTTTGTTCCTTACATTGGGGGAGGGGGAGGCATACCGCCAGCGGGAGGCATACCAGGGATAGGTGCTTGAGCCATTGCTCTGCCTTCAGGGGTAGCACCACCCGCCTGTGGCAAGGTTTGCAGTAACTGGAGAATCTCAGATTGCTGTAATTCGTCAGTTTTGCCTTTTTTCTGACCAATCAAACCGCTGAGTGCCCTAATAGCGTTAAGGGTTTTCTTGCCCTCTTCTGAAACGGAGCCAAAAGCGGGGAGGGATTGCTCAAGCAAATCAATAGCCATACTTATGTTAATAAGTGCAGCTTCCTTATTTCCCATCTTGGGTTCTGGAGTAGACATGGGGGAAGCCATTGGAGGAGCTTCGGGAGCTTGTGCATCCATTTCGTCTGGCATTTCGTTAGGGGTGGGTGTGCCAGCAGCCGCCTGGCTACTACGCATTAACTCCATCAACTTATCTGGTGGAACACTCATAATCACTCCTTGCCATGTTTGTAACCACTTACAAACATCTTGTCAATAGGTAGAGGGCATTTTTTGTCAGCCCTCTGTAGACATTACTTGCGGCCTTTACGAGTTTTGCGTCCCATACTAGCCATTTTGGGAGCCATTTTTGCTTTCCCGTACATCATGACATTTCCTTTAAAAAGGCCACCTCAAAGGGGAAGCAGCCACACCCATTCCTTGCGGAAATCTTGAATCAACGGCGGCACTTACGACCGCTTTTTGTCTTCATGTTCATCTTGAACTCCCATATTGTTTGCGGTTGGAGTCCCGTTGACTCCTTCCGTACGAGGTTTTAAACCCTGTTTGACGCATTGTCAAGTTGGGTGCTGCCTCATTCCTTTTCAGGGAGGCAGTATCTACCCGTGGTTGGTCAGCCGTAGGCTGTGTCATGCCAGCGTTGTTTGGAACCATCATCCCACCTTTTTCAAATCTGGTTTACCTTCAGGCTTTTGCGGTTGCATTTGTTGCATTTGCTGGGCCATCGCTTGTTGCTCTTCTTGCTTTTGTTGAGCTTTCTTCAGTCGTTCTAACAATAATTGTTTCATTGGGGGTTCAATCATGTCAAGCAAGGACTCTTTGTCAATAACGCCAGCTTGGAACAACTCAAACGCCATCTTGCGGCTGTCTTCCATAAAGATGGGAGAATTTGAGTGGGCATCCACCTTCACCACATAGTCACGGGTGAACTGGTCGGCAATGAATTTCAAGCCATGTGCGTCTGTGTAGTGGGTGTTATCGTAGACCTGCATACATTTCAAGTATAGGGTAGCCATCTTTTCTAGGCTGTCTTCAATAACAAGCGCACGTTTCTTGGCTCGGCTTGAACCCAGACGGGCAAGTTGAGAAGCGTGACCAGAAGAGCGCACACCTGCTTCACCACGGCCTTGCAAGACGCTGACGATGCCAGATGCCTCTTCAAACATCAGGTCAATTTCGCCAATTTCACGGAACAAATCAGGTGGAATAGTTGGTGCTAACTTTTCAACTTTGGCGTTTGGCATATCTGTTGCTAGCAAGCCGCCAGCACGGTTGAGGGCAAAGTTCTTCTCATCCAAAATGCCTGTAAAGCCAATCAGGGCGGTAGGTGGGCTGACTTGTTTGGACAGCAAGTCCAAGATTTCCGTCATCCGCTTGTTGCGTAACTGCTGGAGGTAGACCAAACGCTGAACCTCGGACGCACCCCAGTAGTAGTCGTACAGGGGGTTGGGGCAGATTTGGATGAAAGGCAACTCACCTTTCAGGAACATGCTCTCTCCAGAACGGTCATAGATGATGACGTTGGGGTCGGCTTTGGTTACAACTTGGTAATCTTTAGTCTCGTCATTCCAAACCCAAAGTTCAATCATCTCGATGGTGTCTTCGGAGACTTGGGCTTTGTAGGTGGGGTTACCAGTCAAGTCCAGATTAACGTTACCGTACATGGTAGGGTTGGTCTGGGACAAGATGATGCGCTGGATGCCGTTGGCAATCTCGGTACGCTCATGCTGGGTAGACATGACCCGCTTGACGATTGAGTCCCGCTGTGGATGGGAGTAGAGCCTGTCAAACAACTCGGACTTGGTGATGTAGTACGAGTGAACAAGGGCTTCTTGCCTGTCTGTGTAGGCACTGTCCTCCCGCAATACGCCAATACAGGCTGGTTCCACCATGTAGGGGTGGATGCCGTTGTTGATAACCAGTTTGACAAAGGTTGAGTTGTAGCAGAGTGACCATGTGACTGCGGTTGAGAAGACTTGGTCAGCGTTGCTATTGAGCCATTCGTCATTGAGGGCTTTGCTGAGAGTTGGGACTTTAATCTGTTCTTGGTCGGAGACAGCGGCTCCAGTGTGGATAGAGAACTTGGTGGTTTCTGCTGAGTACAGGAACGAGGTCAGTTGGTCGATATGGGGATAAATCTTGTTGTAAATGGCAGGTACGTCATCAGGAGCGTTACCAAACAGGTAGTAGCTACGCAAGGATGAGTAATCGACTTTGCGTTGCTCACGGCTGACGAGGCATTTTTCTATCAAATCCAGATAAAACTGTTCTCTGGCAATTGGCTCTTTAGGTATTCTCATTTTCTCACCTGTAAGTTTTCATGGTCTGCCATGTAACTAGCGGCTCTGGGGCCTTGCAAGTCACCCGCTGCTTTTGGATTTATGCCCACGGATTCTCCGTTAATAGATTTAAATTGTCCACCTAGCACGGATTTCATGCTGATATTTGACCCGCCACCCCAGATGACGGAGTCACCAGGGCGTGTTTGCTTCTGTTGTTGCTGGTTTTGGGCTTGCATAGCGTCTGTAGCTTCGGCAAACTGCTTGTCTGTCAGCTTATTCTTGCGTTTCATGTAGCCAGTCTGGTGTTCACCAGCTTTTGTAGACTTGATGTCTGTCATGTCGTACTCGATAGCCAGTTGTTTCAAGTTATTGTCGGTTGCAGACGTTTTTGGTGACTTTGTGCCCACGGGTTTGAGATGAACAACAGAAATGTCGCCTTTACACAGTTTCATAGGGCATGTAGGCTCCCAAGCCTCAAAAATACCGTGGTTTGTGCAGTAATAGTCTCTCAAAATACCCATTTTTACCCCCTTAGTGCTTCGTCAAGTGTCATTTCGCTGTAATCGTGTCTGTTTGTCATCCCAACCTTGATTTTTATGCCATCAGAAGTGACTTGTAACCCCATTTTTGGCATGTAAACGGGCTGTGCTTCTTTCCTGTAGTCCACATAGCGGGTGTTATCCCGCTTTTTCATAATCTTCACATTCCCTGCTTTCCACTGTTGGTAGGCTTTACTTACCCTTGTTTGCACTCTGGCGGTCAGTGGTTCACGGTTGTAGATGAAAACATCGTGAAAATGACCGTGACTTATGCCCGCAAGTTCGCAAAAAAGGGCGATAGAGATGCCTCTTTCCTTGTCAGCGTAGAACCGCTGCATGTGTTGGGTGAGTTCACGCTTGCTTAACGGGGGCATATCTGTACTCCAAGGTGTAGCCTTTGTCCTGTAACCAGTTTAAAAACTGGATTTCTCCGTGAGCAGTGGTCGGGTCGGAAGGCACAACGATGTGGTTATCACTGACGAGCTTCCTTGTCTGGGCATGGTGGCCTAGCAAAGAGTCAAAGTCAAAGCCTTCTTCGTGGAAACCACGGCCTACGTACTCAATACTGAACTGTTTGGCAATGTCGATAGGGCAATACTTGTAGCCATAGCCTTCAAGGACGGGCTTTAGGATTGCAGACAACTGAGCATCCTCGTTCCAGCCATGTATCTCGTTGCTGTTCAAGTGCATGATGCCGTGCTTGTTACAGGCTTCTAGGAAACGCTTACTACGCAGGGAAAACCCTCCGTTTTGGACAACAGAAACAGGCTCTGTGGTTTCAGTCCACGCAAAGTGCAGGTACAGGTGACCATTACCAAAAGCGCAGTGTGAGGGTGCGCCTATGTAGTCATAGTCATAGTATTCAGGTTTGAAGTTATTGCCGTTCAACACCCAACCGTCATCTTGGACAATCAGGCAGAAGTCTGTTTCTATATACGAATACAGGCTGTGCATAGTAAACAGGGAATACCCTAAGTAATCTATGGGGTGGCAACGCTTCCACTCTACGCCTTCTGGCATGTTCTCTGGCTTTTCGACAGAGATGAGCAACCCACGGCTACCTGGCAACTCACGCACAGACCTGACGATAGAGGGCAGGGCAGAGGCTCCGTTGTTGTGTCCGTAGATGGACACGATTGTGAGTTGGCTGTGGTTCATTGTCCGTACATTCCGATTCTTTTAAGGTAGTCACTGACATTTCTGCCTACAGCGATTTGTTCAGGGCTGTAGGATTCTTGAGCCGCACTGACATTGCGAGATAGTTTGTGGGCTATCAAACGAGGTTGAATCTGTTCGGCATAGGCAACGGCAGCGAGGGCAGAGGCAATCACCCTGTCATCTTTACCACGACCAGGTGCGCCCAAGAAGCCACCTTCTCGCACGATACCTTTCATCTCTTCTAGGGAATCCATGCTGAGAATGCCCATCATGCCCCGCTCAAAGTAGTCTTTCATGTACTGCAACATGCGTTCTTTGCTGTTGGCGGTGGTGAGGTAGCCGATACTGTTGGACAGGCCTCCAAGGGTGTCGTTACGCCTCCAGATGTAGTTGGTCATGCTACCTAGCACATCCATCAAATCCCGCCCTGTAGCCCCGCCCATAGAGGTTGCCAAGCGTTTTAAGTTCCGCAACTCGTTAATAACGGCTTGACCTGGCCCGTTAACTTCGAGGTTAAGGGTTGAGTTCTTGTATGCGCCGGCAAGGTGTGCAATCACCCACGCAAACTGGTAGGTGTTCAATTCCGAGGTGGCAAACTCAGCAACTTGGTCAAGCCCATCTGCGTAGCATCTGTAGACTTGAATACAGAATCTATCTGCCCAATCAGAGCTACCATAAGCGGGGTCAGCACCAATAACGTAGTAAGCAGAATCAATAGGCTCTTCCCATACCTTGAGAGTACCGAGTCTTTCAGTAGATTTAAGAACCTCTGTATCTTGGAACAGTTGACCAAACGCATATCTGTAGTAATCACATTCTGTATTCTTGCTCTTCTTGGCAGCTTCTGTACACCGTGTGTGTGAGAAGAAGGAGGAGCCTGTCATCACAAAGGCATAGTCTTCAGTGGGTGGAAACTCTTGATACATCAAGGCATCGTCCTTGATACCTTCTGCCATCTTCCACCGCCACCAAGCCATTTGACGAGAGTTAATCTCAAAGCCGTAGAGCTTCTTTATATCCTTGTGCCACTCTTTCTCTTCCCCTGTCAACTTGCCATCCCAGTACACCTTGTAGATGTTGGAGTCAGCAGGGACGGTGTAATACTCATTACGCCACCAGCCACAGAAGATAGCCCTCTGTGTCCTTGCTCGCTTGGCAGTCTTATACATGTCGTGAAACATGTTGAAGCCTTGAGCCGTACTCTCAAACATGTACAGCCTCTCTGCATTCTTTTCAGCAAGTGAAGCTATCAGGGAGGCTAAACCCTCTTCGTTACCCCACGATGCTGTCTCTGTGCCGTGTAGATAGGTAATAGCCTTGCCTTGCCCCAGACGAGACTTGTTGCCAGCGATTTGGTAAAACAACCTACTTCTGTTTTTCAACACCATCTGGTTTCTATTATGGGCAACAAGTGGAATCTTGTATTCCTTGGGCAACCCTTCCATGTACATAGCCAACGTGCTTCTGAACATATCCCTGTTCTCTTCTGTATCTGCTACGAGTGTGCCTTGCCAGCCAGGGTGGGTGAACTGCCAGTAGAGGTCAAGAGCCAAGGAAATAGTGGTGATACCAAGTTGTCGGCCTTTAAGGATGACAAAAAAGTGGATGTCATTGTCTAGTCCCTTTTGTATCTCTTCCATGACATACGTCTGTGTACCAAGTAGATGCTTCATTTTCTGAAGCCCATTTTCTTTGGTTTCCACCTTTAACTCTGCACAGAATTTATAGAATTTTTGTAAGTCGAAATTCACAGCAGGTATCCTTTGCTTTGCATAAAGGCCACAGGGTCTTTAGCTAATTTTGTTAAGTTGCATGTCGGACATAGCAACTGGAGATTGTTGAACTCGTGCTTACCACCTTTGGACAAAGGCTTGATGTGGTCAATGTGGTACTTGATAAGCTCTTGTTTGCAAACAGGGCATTTATTCTTCTGTAGGCTTCGCAATTTGCGGATGTCAGATAACGGTATGTGGTTTGGCAAGCCAGCGGCTCTACGCTTGTGAGCCTTGAGATTCCACAATTCCTTGTTTGATTCGTAATACTGTTTTTGTTGGGCAAGAAGCCTGTCTCTGTTTTCACGGTAGTATTCCCTTGCTCTAGCAGCCTTTCGCTCTTTAATCTGGTCTTTAACTTCCAAATACTGCTTGGCTTTTTTTTCTTTGTTTCGTTCGTAGTGGCTTTTAGAACATCCAACGCACATACTGGTACTGACGTATCTTGTCCCATCATGCCCTTTGCCGCAGACTGCACCCAAATAAGTTCCTGATGATTTACGCATGAACTCATTTTAGTTTCAATCTTTTGTCTCTGTCAAAGTTCATCTAGATTCCAGTGAATGATGTCGCCAGCAATACGCTTGTTCTTGGCACACGCTATCAATTCCTTGTAATGCAAGGGCGAATACTTCTCCCTCCACTCCGTAGCCAACTTAATCTTCTGCTTCTTGTTAGTGCAGGACAAGGCTCTCCATATCTCTTGCTGAAACCGAATACGACTCTCCCTCAACGCCATCCTCGTATCCAACCCTATATCCATATTCCACAGCCTTCTCAATACTTACCGCCATCATGACCATCATCTGCTCCGTACGGGCAAGCTTAGTCATCAGGTCTGCATACGCCTGCCGTAACTCATCCTTTCCCATCCAAAACACTTCATTCACATCGTCCTCCACACCCTCACCTGCTCCCCCTCCGTCTTCGCAGTAAACACCCGCCCTAACCTCTTACCAGCCCTGTAATTGGCATTCAACACCTTAGCCCTCGCCTCTAGCGGCACACAAAAACTATCCCCCACATCCATCTCCTCATACGGGTACGCATACACAACCCTCATCTTGGGTGCAGGTACGCCTACTTCAACCTCTATCGCAGTAATCATCATCTCTTCCCCTCTACTGATAACTACATAGTAAGCCTAAAAAAAAGGTTAGTCAAGAGCTTGGGACTTGACTAACCAACAGGAGACAACTGCAAAAGCACTCTACCAGAAAACCTAATTTTGAAAAAATGTAATTTTTTTATGTGGGGCGAGAAGTGGGGTGCACGCCTTTACAGACCCCAAGACCCAATCGCATGGCCAGGCAAGCGACAATGAGCACACAAACGAGCACAGGCAAACCCTACCCCATGTCCTGACAAGCGGGGAGAGGGTAAGGGATAGATTGTCATCGGGGAGGCGGACGGGTGACAATCCCCCCGCATCCCCAATAATCTGGCATTGTCATTGTCCTAGTAAGACACTAACATATAAACACACTTAGAATATATTTTATTGTAAGTATATACTAACCCTAGACTATACATCGGGTGTCTTAACTTAAGCATTCATTGTAAATATCTATCGACAATGCTTGATTGATAAAAATAAATATATCAACGTAGGGGTTAACAATCACGTTACTAGTCTTATAATTAACTCACTATCTAATTAAGATAGCATTCAACGGAGGATAGTATCCATGCGAATTATACCGATTCACGTCATGACAAAAGCACAGGCCAGCACGGTAGCTGGCTCTGTAACGCAAACTACCAAGATGCCGTGTAAAAGCTACAGTTTGCCTACCGTAGCTTGTATCACAGGCTATAAGATGAGCAAAATAGCTGGCTCTATTTGCTCTACATGCTATGCGAATAAGGGTAACTATAAAGCATATGCAAACCACATAGAACCAGCACAGCACGCCAGGCTTGATTCGCTGACTAGTGAATTATGGATTTCTGCTATGGTAGCTCATATAGCTAACGATAGCTATTTTCGCTGGCATGACAGCGGTGATTTACAGGGCCTGTGGCATCTTGAAAAAATAGCACGGGTGGCAGAGTCAACCCCTGGCTGCAAACACTGGCTGCCGACCAGGGAATATTCAATTGTCAAAGCATACATAGCTAAACACGGTGCACTACCTAAAAATCTAATCGTTAGACTCTCTGCTATGTACGTTGACAAGAAAGTGACTATTCCAGCCAGTCTACAAGGCCAGGCTAACGTAACAGTGTCTAACGTACATACCAGCACAGCGACTGTGCACGGGTTAGAGTGCCATGCACCTAAAAACAATGGCGCATGTGGAGAGTGTAGGGTTTGCTGGTCTACAGAGCCAGTGAGTTATTTGGTTCATTAACAGAAAGGGGCATAGAATGCAGAAAAGAATGTTTGCAAAATACAAGAGTATCGACTCTCGCACGGGTATGACTATTCGACCTGGTGACTACATAATCTATGACACAGAGACACGTCAAGCATGGATTGACGAAGACGAAGACGGGTACAGAGAGCGCACAAAGTACGGGTATGTTTCCGATGTATTCAATATTGGCGGCAGGGAATACTACCGAAATAAGCAGGGTAGGTGCGAAGATGCCCCATGCTGTGGTTGTTGCACTATTTGAAGGAATAGCCCCATATGAATACTTACAAGCTCAAAACAGGGGTTAACGTGCTGGCTAGACCGTGGAAAGACGGGAGCTTGCAGCCCTTAACCTACATGTCACACGCACAAGCAGCAAAATCTGCCCTCAAACACAATGGACAGGTTTACCGCATGAATGCCATGAGTCGATGTTTTTATGTTCAGATTGACGCATAAAAGCCCCTACAAGCCCCTATTCTGCAAGGGATAGGGGTAAGTAGCCCCAAGCCCTTAAAAGGGCTATAAACCCTGTTTTAATCGATTTAAAGGATGTTCCAACATGAAAACCACGTACACCTCTGGCCCCTGGCACACACAAGGCCGCTACATTGTCCCCGCTGACAATGGCCCATCTATAGGGTCTGCTGTTGCGCTAAAAGCCCCAAGC